AATATTATTACCATAAACTATCCGATATGGATAATCATCAAATTTATAGATCACCTCAATATCATATTCAAAAATACCTTCATTAAATGAAGATGAGCGATTATATTGACGATTGCCAATACTATTTGAGTTAACCACACAATCTAATTCAATACCATCAAGAATATGCTGATCTGCAAACTCATTAGTGTTGATAAAAACCTGCTTGGCATCTCTAGCTAATTGCTCTTTAAATGAACTCATAGAATACCCAATAAAAAAGAGGTGCATTGCACCTCTGATTAATTTAGATTACTTGGTCGCTTTCTTAGGCGCATTTGCCAAGTCTGCTTCACTTTCCCGATTGCCACCATCAGCTGATTTAGTCGCTAAAAAATCCCCACCAGTACAAACCGTGGCAGTAATAAAGCCATCAATATTCGTCGGAACAGGCAACGGTCTGGATGATAAGCGCTGCAAGAGATTTTTAGCTTTTTTATCAATAAATGTTTCTGGCACCAATGGGATATTGGTAGTACCAAGACCATCCACCATATACAGCAAACCAAATATGATCTTATTGCTAACCTGAGTTGATGAAATAATCACCTTGTTAACATCAATCATTTGCTTGGCTTTTGGCTGACCCAATGCGTCTAAATCCTGATCATCAAGATACTCTTCCTCATAGGTATAAATCTCAACCCCAAGAACAACACCAACCAACATTAAGCCTTCACTCTGAATTTTTGGTTGATAGTCACCAAGTTTAGTCTGAATATACTGCTGCTGTTTTTGCCACTCTTTATTGGCATAGAGGCGGTCAAGCGCATTGGACCCAAAAATCATAATGTCACAGGTCAGACCAGACTGCGAAACAAATTTACGCTTCCACTTTCTGATTTGCGCAAAAATATCCACTTCAAGATTATCCCAGTTAGTTTTTGGATCTTGCGTTAAATCCTGATAGTTCCAGTATCTCGACAAGTCCAGCTCCTGATCAACACCCTTACCCTTGATTGGAATCTTGCCGGTACACAGCAAGGTTGAACACATCCATTCAATCCGTCGGGTTACTGAATTACGCATTTCGACCAGGTCTTTTGCCTGAGACGCGCCAAGACGGCGATTAACGCGATCTGCACCACTGCTAGCTGAGCCATCATAAATAGTTTCACCTGCCATTCGTTTCTGTAAATCTTCAACGGTAATAATCATTTCCGGTGCAATTAATGGTGGCTTGTAGGTGTCAGTAACAAAGCTATCGCGTTCGACTACTTCACCGTTTACTTTCATATTGACAAATGGTGCCAGCTTGCGCTTGCCCTTATAAAAATCAACCTCAACCGCTTCCGCCGTTGCTCCGACACGTTCTTTAAAGAACGTATCCTGAATAAATGTTAAGGGTGCAGGCAATAATTGCAGTGCACGTAGCATTTGACGCGGTTGATATAGACTGATTAAAGTATCATTTAACATCATATTCCCTATTTAAAAAAAATGCCAACCTGACGGGCACTTAGTTGATGATCTGCAGCAGTATCGCCGCCTTCAAAAATTAGCTCTGAGCTGATAAATTCCCCAGCCATATATATCGCAGCTACTACATCACTGTCTGTAGCATCGGCATCTTCTGCCGCGATTGCATAGACCAGCTGGGAGTTATCAGTTTTTGCCTTATTAACAGGAGTACACTTCTCTTCAGTTGCGATAAACCCTAAAACATGCCCTCGCTTGTACGCGAAACCTTTTTTAAGTGTTACCGTACCCGTTGGCATTTCAATTGCGCCCGCCAGTAAGTTTTCAGACGACGATTCGCTGCGTATATTTAATTTTTGTGGCATTATTTAACTCCCGCAAAATCTTTAACACCGGCAAAGAATGCCTCCTCGGCTTTTGCCCGAGGATCAATTCCGGCTGTTGGATCAAGCTGTGCCGCAACTACTTTGTTGACAGCGTCTGCTTCACTTTGATTAACAGCCAGTAAACTGCTGCGCTGGTCTTTTTCAGCTTTGAGAATAGCAACGGCTAAATTACCCGCACTGTCGCCCGTTTCAAATTTAGCTTTGGCTACCAAATCAGCATGTCCGCTGCTTTCCATCTCTTCAATGTCTTTGATGCGTTGCCGTTCGGCACTAATTCCAATCTGTTTACCAGCCTCAACACCAGAGAGCTTGCCAGCTTCAAAGATTTTGGCATAAATGTCTGGGTTATCCTTTTGTAGTGCTTCAATTGTTAGCATAGTTGCTCCTTTAGGTAAAAAATTAGCTACCGGAGTAGTGGTAGCTGGATTAACATTTGGTGCGGCCATTGCCTGCAGCTCCAAATTTGGGTGGTGGGTTTGAAATGCTTGGGCTATCTGTGCATCAAATTTAACACCATTAAGTAAAAGTTCCTCACCATCAAGCTTGGCATTAATTTCAACATCGTTAATAACGCCATTGGCAAAGCCCATTTGAACGGCTTCCTCGGCAGTCAAATAAGTTTCCTTATCCATCATGGATTGAATTTGCGCTTTGTCTAACCCAGTTTTAATATGATAAACATCAACCATTTGCTGATTGGCTTTGATTAAAACTTCGGTAATTTTCTGAAACTGGTTGCTGTCTCCAGCTATTGCAGTTCTGGCATTATGTATCATTAACATGCTATTTTTATGCATCCACAAGTCACAGGACATCGCAATAACACTCGCTGCGCTTGCCGCAATACCATCAACTACGGCTTTAATCTTACCAGTATAGCTTTTGATTTGATTATAAATGGTATTGCCAGCAAGTAAACTACCACCATTTGAATTGATTCTAATGGTCAATAAGTCAACTTTACATTCCTTGAGCTGATTGGCAAAATCCAGAGGGTTCACATCATCATACCAACTATTGCCGATATCGCCATAGAGAAGTATTTCGGCATTGCCATCAGCAAGTGCATTAATTTTTAGTTCCATTACTCTTTGCTCCTTTATTACTCTCAGCCCCTTTATAGATGATAGGCTTAGTGCTGCGTCTAAATTTATCGCGCTGGTTTTCTTCACGCTTGCGAACATTGCAGATTTCATCATAATTCATACCAGTTAACTGCATCGTTTCATAAGCCATCGTACTAAAGCCGTTGTCAACGCGTTCTTTTGCAGCTGCAACTTCTTTACCTGGATCAATTTGCGGCATTGCCGACACCATGCCGCCTTAATTGCAGGGTCATTTAAAAAGCCAGGTAAATTTACTCGACCTTTAAGTACAGCTTCTGTTAACCACTCTTCATAAACTGGTTGACAAAAATGGTCAACTAACCATTTACGCCTTGCATTGAATACTTGCCAAGCTGCTAAAATTGCTGCTTTTGATGCGGAATAGCTCGATTGAAAATGTCCAAGTAAGACTTCAAAAGGGATTTCAAGACTAACGCCAATCTGGCGCAGTATGGTATTAATAAAACCCTCATAATTGGGGTTTGGTCGCCCTGGATTTGCCACATTAACCTTATCACCGCGTTTTAAAGCCAAAATCATGCCGGGAGTCATGCTGACATTATCGTATTTGATTTTTTCGCGTGGATCTTTCGGCCAATCAGTAAATGGTAATTGCGCAGGATTCTCACTTTCAATAAAGACACTTAACATTCCAGATACAACTGCAGCCATGATCTCAGCCTCTGAGTAACGGCTCAGCTGTTTAAACAGTTTAATCACCGGAGATAATAACGGAATGCCACGCCGCTGTTCAGGACGTTCAACGGTAAATAAATGAATTACGTTTAAACGCCCTGATTTCTCACCACGAATTGGGATTGTCTGCCACTCAGTTGGTTGCATCTGGGCAAAGTTAATTGCATTTGGTAATTGATTAACCACATGATAATGCGTTGGTAATCCTGTTTTTTTATCAATCTCCACACCACCCAGAATATTTTTAGTCATATCTTTAACTGGTGGATCCTGAATCCGGTCAGATTCAACAATTTTAAGCTTTAGGTCATAGATTGAATTTGTCCGTTTAAAACTGGGTAAAAAGACAAAAACATCACCACTCATTAGGACTGACAACAAGACCAGACGCTGCATATCATTAAAATTTAGGGTTCCTGCACTGTCACAGTTATAAGCTTTATCCGCCCATAAGCTAAATTCAAACTCAATTTGCGCTTCAATTTTTTCTGCCTGCTTGCGCTTCATGCCTAAATATTTATGATTAATCTGTGAGTTTAATCTCAATCCACCACCAACTACATTACTAACAATCTTCTTTAACGCACCATTGGCAAGTGATTCATTCATGCTTAAATCACGGCTGCGCTGTCTTAACACCTCATGATTCATTACGATATCGGAATCAGCATTAGTGCTCAGCGGATTCCAGTCAAGCATTGAGTTATCATAACCGGCATTTCCGCTACCGTAGCCCGTTCCAGAAAAAGCGCTCAGAATATCCTTGGACAAATTATTTGGGACGTATAATCCACTGTTTCCATCAAAAATATGATTCATATTAACCTCGTGGCACTGCAGTTACAATCCTCATATACGACCCCAGATTATTTTCTAACTGAGATATTTCAATCTCAATGTCAATAATTGCCTGTCGTACTTCTGAATAATTGGCTCTGGTTAATGTCCGATTGCCAATTACATATGATTTAGCCTGACTTAGTGCCCGGCGGGCTGCACGCCACTGTGCCAGATCCTCCCGCCGCTCATCAAGCTCAGCCTGTATATTTTTTTTGCTCATTACTAGCTACCTTAATATAGTTTAATTCCAGAAGAGATTAGATTTTCTTCACCATCTGCATCATCATCGTCGTCAGTTTCAAATTGTTGATTGGCTAACTGCTCTTTGATATACTCCAGATTAGGCGCAGCCATCTCATATGCAGCCAAAGCATAGACAAAAGTGTCGAGTGCCTCGTTGCGGTCACGAATTTTTTTCCAGACAAAGCGCTTGACGCCATGCTTCAAGTCTAAAACCCGCCGCTCGGAATTCAGCTGCTTATAATATTCATCACCACACCCATGTGTAACATCTAATGGAAAATGAATATAGTTTTTACCTTTAGTATGATTACGCAGCCGAGAATAAATCACAGCCTTAGCCGCATCCACTCCAACCTTCATAACTTTAGTATGGGTTCGGTTTTTAGAGGACGGATTATTTATAATTGGAATACCTTCGCCACCAAATCCCTTTACAGCCGCCACCCGAAGATGCTCACGTGGTGTAGTGAATTTGTAAACCCGATCTGCCAAATAACCTGAATCGACACAGCTGGCACCGATTGGTAATTTGCGCCCATCAGGAAGAGAATACCCGCGGCAGATTACACCATCCAAACTATCCCAAACCTCATCCTGTTCCGGATTACCCAAGATCATTTGATTAGTAATTACCCAACATTGATTATTTTCTCCCCAGCCAATAATTTGGTATTCAAGACGATTATCCTGAACATCTACTCCACAGGTTAAATATAAAACGCCATCTGGTAACTCAGCGTTATATACCAGCTTATGGCTTTCCAATAACGCGATATCTAAATCTTCAACTATTGCCTCAATAGGCTCACCGAGTTTTAGATTCAGAAATTCCTGCATCTTCTCGTTACCTTCTGAATCCCCAATCTCAAGATATTCTTTTGCCAGCTCATGAAACTTAACCCATGGCGAATACAAGCTTGAGATATGAAATCCCGGCATTGTCTTGTGCTTGGCGGTTGCTATCCACTTACCGTTTGCCAATAATTCAGATTTATGTTTATCCATAATATGAAAATAGCACGCGGGACATTCGAGAAATACCGAATCAATAATTAATTCACCCTTATCATCAAGCTCCCATTTCACTTGCTCCCAGTTAAGCACGAACTCATGACCGCAGTCTGGACAAGGTACGTGATAATAACGCTTGTCGCTTTTTTCGAATAGCTCGACAATTTGAGATGTTTCTTTAATGGTTGGAGTTGAGATTGCTAAAATCTTGCGATTCCAGAAGTTAGTTGTACGCTGTAATGCCAGTTTAAATGGTGCCCCTTCTTTCTTTAGAACATCCAGGAACCTATCTATCTCATCGGCAATTAATATCCGGATTGCTTTACTTGATCAGGGCAACCGCATATTAAACTTGCATAAATTCGTTGACTTATAGTACCTTATCGTCATCTAAATAAAAAGGGTGATGCAAATGAACGTGTTTGATAATATTTTCGTTGAATGTTTT